TTCATCATAACATAATAGCCACCCAACTCTTCTACTGGATTAAAACCATGTCCTCTTTGTGGTGGGAGAATAGCTCTTCCAGCTGCGTTAGTTCCGTTACCACCTTGCAGTGTTACTGTTGCATACGTATAACCAGTACCGCCATTGGTAATATTGATTTTAACAACTCGACCAGAACCAACATCGATAACTGCGGTAGCAGTAGCGCCAGTTCCGTCACCAAGAACAGCAACAGTTGGAGCTGTTGTATAACCAGATCCGCCGTTGGTAACTACAATGGTGTCAACTTTTCCACCAACTGCAGCTTCACGAACTGACCACTGATCGATATAAGCATCGTACTGTCCTGGGTTAGAAGTAACTTCTTTAACTGGCATAAAGTCAGTTGAAATAAACTTGATAACATCAGAAGGAGCAATGGTATACATGTATTTCCAAACATAACCGTCAGCTGTAGTAATAGCACTGGTAGACTTACCTGTTGGCTTAACTGTAGATGCAACTACTTGATTGCTGGAGTTTCTGTTATATAAGCATTTGTAAACATTGTACTCATCAGTTACAACGAAAAATGCTGCGTCAAACAGAGAGTTTCTAATTACTGTTGCGCCAGTAGTAGTGTTTACACCAATGGCTCCAGCAGAAGCAGAATAGTCTTGACGATACATGTCATAATACTGTCCGCTTGTCCAGTTGCGACGGATAACGGAAAGAGTTACATCACTGGCAGTGCAGCGTTTAACTGCAAGCATATCTTGCCAGTAAAGGTACTCTTGCTCTAGAGTATCTACTGGAGCAGGTGGAACCTTTTCGTTAGTCCATGGGTATGGACGTCCGATACCAAGATACATCTTAGTACTTGCGGTCTCGCCAAAACTCTCAACAAGTTGCTCTGCATTGTTAATGCGGAATTTTGAAGTGATAATTGCGGGCATTTTATAATCCTCTATTTGTTAATTAATCTTGATTGCTAGGTGCATAAGGGTAAGTTAAATCATTAGTATAACTTGTACTGTCGTAAGTAGTTGTAGTGCTATCATAGGTGTATGGAAGAGGTCTGATAATATTAATCCATGAGTCTACGCAGAAATTGATTTTTCTATAAGGATTATTTATTACGTCGCCAATAACAATATTGGCAAAATGTCCGTTTTGCGTGTTGCCGTAGTACTCATTTGGATCTCTCCAATAATAATAATTAAATGTTCCCTCTTGCCAAACGTCTTCGATTCTTGGCGTATTTCCCCAGTGTCCTTTAATACCAGCTTCAAACGGGGCGAGAGTGAATTTAAATCTCTCTAAAGATTCCCAGCATGGTCCGAATCCTCTTACGTTCAGATCTAGATGACCAACTGGCTCCATAATAATTTCTGTCTGACGATGAATCTGACATTGCATATCCAGGTATAACAAAATATAGAACCATTCGTCGCCGTGAGCAGCATCTACTCGCAGATCCATCATGTGAATTTCTTCTGGTGTAAATCTTGGAACTTCGATCTCTGGTAGGAACTCTGGATTCGTTGGAATCAGAGTCATATGTCCACCAGCACGCTGCAAGAAATCTACAATAATGAGTGTAAACTCAGACTTCAATATATCTGGGAATGTTTGACCATCGGCATAGTAATTACCCATGGCTTTAATCTTGTTGCTAATGAAAGATCGAATAACTGCTCTCAAGAAAGATATACTCAATGGTGCTCTTGGAATAACTTGACCGAATCCTTCATGCAATAAAGATCCCCAAAGAGCCATACCAACTGGATGTAAAAGTTTTCTTACAATGTCGCGATAGTCATTGATTGACTGGAACGATCTAAGTTGATAAGAATATTCTTGATAGAATGCACTGTCTTGTATTTTCTTGGAAGAGTCGCTGATCTTACCATCAGCATTGATAAAGTTTCCTGGTGTTCTGTAAACAGCAGATAGATTCCCTTTAGCAAATGCAGAACCAGTGCTTGTTCCAGGTGCAACTTTACCAATTGCTCCTGTTGCTTGACCGACGAGAGTCATGTTCGGTCTCAATGGTCCAGAGTTTTCTAAAACAAAAATATCACCATCTTCATCTATCAATCTGTCGCCTGTCTCTAACGACATCTCAAATCTAACAGATGCTGGATCCAAACGATAAAAGTTTCTATCTTTATCAATAAACGAAATATATCCAAAGGTTTCTTCTTGCTTCTCTAAAAGAAACTTAGAACCATCTTCTAGTGACAGTTCAACATCATAACTTGTTTCTAATGCTATTGATTGTGGTTCGGCAGTTACTAATTCTCCAAGAGCGAACTCGCCATCAACACGTTTGAAAATTAAGTTGGTTGGGAAGAAACCTAAAGAGTTGTTCTGGTAATCGATTCCTGGATTGTAAATAGAAACGCCAAGAACTTTGCCAATGTCTTCGCTGATTGCAACTATCTTTGCTTCTTCGCCAAGTAACTGTGTAGGTTTACACGAAACTACTGGAAGTTTCTTATAGTTCTGACCAGAGTCTGTCACTTTAACTGTTTTAATACCGCCAGTCAAAGTTCCTTCGAACAAAAATTCTGTTGCGTCTTCTTTTAATAGGAAATCTCCGTTCTCAAGTAACAGAGAGTTACTATCCAATGCAGTAACGATGGCTTTTGCTGTTTGCAACGAGTCGCCAAGTCCAGTGCCTGCATCTGTGTTATCAAATACTATCTCTTGATTTAATTGGTAACCACTTCCTGGAAACTCAACTTGAATATCTTTAACTCCACCAGTCGATGCTCGAGTAACCTGAGCAACTGCAAACTCACCACTTGTTGAAGATAATCTAATCTTGTCACCAATTTGATAATATAAACCTGGATCTTCAAGAGTTAACTCTGTTACGCCAGGTTTTACCTGTCCATAGATTAATCGTCCTGCAGTAATATTACTTTCGCCAAAGATATAACCAGTTGTATTGAATGTTCCTGTTACAGTTTTAGTTGCTAACTTTAATTCTGTAATTGTTAGATTTTGGTACTGAAATTTAATTACATTTTCTACTTCAGCAGTAGCAGTATTTCCATTTTGAAATATTCTTTTACCGATCAACTCGAATGTATCTACATTAAAGTTGTGAAACTGATTTGTTATGTCAACTATTCTGAGAACAGTATCTTTGTTGAATTTGCCATCAGATGCTCTAAGGATATCATCTTTGGGATAATATATGTCTATAGGTTCATTATAAAGTAATCTAAACAGGAGAGTGAATGACTTCTCATTACCCTTTGAGAGATAAAGATCTTTAATCCTTTTTGCAACAAGTCTTTTATCAGCAAGAATGGTCTGAGGAATTTGTATCATAACCTCATCAGAAATATACTGCACAAAACTGTTTAGAGTTTCGTCAATATCTTTTAGAGATTCTAAACTTCTGTCTTCAGTTTGACTGAGGAACTCGTAGTACGCTTCTAAAAATGACACGAATGTGCCATGGTCTTCCCTTACAAACTCTGGGAACTGTTCGCTAACGACAGTTGATATTTTTGCTTTTACTACGCTCATTCTCTACTTGCTGTGAAAATATACTCTGAAGAACCAGCACCTTGCGTGCCTGAAACTACTTTATCTACGATAGCGTTTACGCTAATTTTTTCTTCGTCAATCTGAACTAATTGATCTCTAACAGAAACTACGTCATTTGAAACTGGTGTCACGAAGAAAGAAACCGTCTCAGTATTGACGATTGCAATATCGTTAACAGTAATAACACCTTTTTCGTAGTCAACTGTTCCTGCTGTTTCATTAATGAACACTTTAACAGTTCCGCTACTCTCATAATAGAATAAACCTAAGTTTTTATTGCCATCGTCAACTAGATAAAATGTCTCTGTTCTTCCAAAAAGTTTAAAGCCAGAAGTGATGATATGATTGCCACCCTCTGGATCTCTGTAAATTGGATTATCTAATCTAACAATATATTTGTATGGATCTGAATCGCCAATCGGGTAAATGTCTCTACGCAATTTAATAGAAGTAATATTACTTAAGATCGCTTCGTCAGTATCATCCACCAAACCGCCAAGTTTAGAAAATCTAAACACGCCACCAAACTTTTTAAGTTCTTCATCATTATACTCAATAATGGTATCTTTAACATTAGTAACTAATGTATTTGGATCGCTAGCAGTTCTGGTAGCATCATAATAAACTGTTGTTTTAATTTCAATGTAAAGAATAGTTGGATCTACAATAACTGGCGTAATCGAAACAGTATTTCTTTGTTTCAGCAAGTCAACAATGTATTGTTTTGTTAATGCGCTAAGAATATCGCCAGAAATTGGTTTAATTGCTATGAAGACTTTACCGTATGCTGGTGGGACATTATTTTCTCCACCCCAAACGCTAATTGATTGCACGTTTGGATAAAGTTTTGTAATAATTGATGAGTAATCTTCTGATGTGATTGTTCGTTGTTGCGCAGAAAATAAACGTGGAGCATTGGTTTTGATAGAATCAATACTTTCTATATCAGCACCACCGTCAGCTGATGAAAGAACAGTTACTGTTGGTATACCGTTTCCTACGTCAGAACTATTGCCAGAAAATGTAAATGAAGAAGCACCATTGGCAGCAGCTTTTGCTGTAACAAAGTATTCAAGGATAATTTTTGATCCTGTTGGCGGTTCTTTACCCAGAACACCGTCACCAAACTCTACCTCAAATAACTCGTCATCGATTTCTTTAAGATAGAAAACTCTGGTTGTATTTGTAACATCTGTGAGATACTGGGCAAATGTATATGTGTAATATTTGCCAAGAATCGGATCCTCTAGGACACGAACCTTTAACTTTGAAATATCTACGTTTTTATTTGGAAGGATGTAACGATTACCTGTTTTATATTCGTAGTTAAAAACTAAAGGAGTTCCTTCGTAAATACTAACTTGCTCAAATCTATAAACACCATTAATTGGAGAAATAGTTTTTGACTCAAGATTATAGAAGGTGTATGTTTTATTATCAATTTCTGTTTGGAATGGAGTTTTTTCCGGCAACGTTAAAGTCGCTGGTAATCCAAGAGGATTTGATACGTTGAGGTTAATAACTGCCCTAGAAGAAGTTGCTGAATTTGGTAGATACCCTAAACTTTTGGCTAGAGAAACAACACTATTTCTTTTTCTAGCAGAGTCAAGAAACATCTCGTTGACAGCTAGGTTTGTATAAAGAGCATTGTAGTGAGTGTTATATGCAAGAATATCCAAAAGGATTGCCATTCCAGAACCTTCAAAGTCGTAGTCCTGAAACTGCTCTTGTCCTTGCAGATATGTTTTTAGGTTAGCCTTAATCGCATCGAAGTCGAGTTCGCTAACTGATATGAATTTGTTGGTTGCCATTTATCGAGTTCTTTCTAATACTAGCTCTAGCGTAGCAGGTCTTTGTGTATTTAATATTCTGTAGTACAAGGTCACGGTTACGTAGTTTTCATCAGGGGCAGCTTTCACAATAACATTGTCCAGGTTAACTCTTGGCTCAAAGGTATTAACCACGGAATAAATTGCCCTCTCAATCATTGTAGTCATCATTGGGCTGTATGGCTCAAATAATATCCCCTTTATTGGGGTTCCAATTTCGCTATGGAAAGGTCTCTCATAGTTATTGGTTAAAATTAGGTTTTTTAAAGCAGCTTTTATAGCATTATCGTCAAACCGACGAGAAATATCCTCAGTTACTGGATGTGCAGTAAAATTAAGGTCTAAATCTGAGAAAGTTCTGGTAGAGCGAGCCATATTATTATTTATGCTTATTCTATAAAAGAGTTGGGAGAACCTTGTCCACAAGTGTCTCCACAGGATATTGGGTCGCCTATTCTAGAGGCTGGATTGCCCTCTATAAAGGTTTTGCTAGCTCCAGATGCAACTGATCTGGACGGAGTAGGGTGGACGACTATTCCGCACACGTGAGTAGAATGCTGGCTTCCAACGACACACGCCAAAATACCATTGAAAAAAGTTTTACTTACAGAAGTAACAACCAGAGGAGTCGGTGGGAAACATCCATGTCCTGTGGAAATGTCCCCTAATCTACTAACTGCTGGCATACGATACTAACTCCAAAAGTGATTGTTGCCCTGGTGTCCAGTTTCTGTCTCTGGCATAAATTGTAAAAACCTGAGAAGATCTAACTGTATTATTAACATTTAATGCTTCAGCCAAATATGATAATAATCTTTCTCTAGTCATATCTGGGGTGAACGAAATAACCTGAAACAAATTAGCTCTATCGACCTTAGTCCAAACACTACCTTCTGGCGCTCCTAAAGTTGTAACTGTAGACAACTTCAGATCATTAGAAAGCGTAGTCAAAGAGTCGTTAAATATTCCTTTGTAATAACCAGAAATACCCCCAGGATTTCCACTGGTAAATGTAACTGTTGGTCCATTCGGCTGCTGTGGAGTTATCCTTACATTATAGTAAGTACGAGCCTCTGCTTCGTCTTCTTCATAATATGATATACTATAAGAAAAGTTTTGAAGTTCTGGATGCTCGCCCAAGTAAGATGAGGGTGACTCTTCATTTTGTCCAGAAACTGCCCAACTCATTATGCTGCTCTTGGAGGTATTGTAGAAACTAAAACAAACCCATTTTTATCAAATGTTTTATCATTCACCATAGTAAATGCTGTTTTACGCCCACCGTTTACATTAAACGAAGAATGAATCCATATTTTATCTGGATGTCGATACTCAAGAATCATTTGGTCATATGAGCAAACTTTTTCCATTTGCTGAATTATTTCGTAAGTTTTGTTGTATCTATCTGGAACAAGCAATCCGATATCTACAGCTCTACCCTTACAATGGTCGGATGTTGGCGACTCATATGGGACAACTCCTTTTAAGCGATAGCCAGAAGTAATAGCCCATTGTTTATTATATCCACCAATACCACCTGGCAGAACTTCAAGAGCAGGTTCTAAAATATTCTGCACGGTATTTGCCAAATTACATACAATTTCTTGAACTGTAAATGTTCTTTCGGCAGATTCTTTATTTTCTTTTAGTTGTTGATCTATAAGTTTATGCTTGCCGCCAAATCCGCCAGAGATTAACATACCTAAAGTAAAGTTCTTAGATAAACGATAATCACCTGTAAATGATTTGGTGCTAAAAATTATAGAACAGTCTACCGATGTTTTTGCTGTAGCACCACCTCTTGGTGCTGGAGCAGATTCTGATGCTTCTGGCGCAGGCGCTCCAACAATTCCTGTTTTTCTCTGATCTTCTGCCTGCTTTGCTCTTCCTTCTGGTGTTTCTAAATCATCAGGAGTTTCAACTACTGTTCTTTCTTCAAACTCACGCTCTGGCGGTATTAAGTAAGGAACTATAGGATTAATAGGATCACCAAGTGCTGGCGCTGGCAACTCAATAGCCTCAACATCATTAGCACCAGAAGCACCGTTACCAAAGTTACCAACTGAGTAGTCCATATTTGTTGAACCACCAGAAAGATAATTTGATGCCCCTTCTGCTTCAATATTTGTAGTTGCACCCTTTACGCTAATGCCACCTGTCGCTTGAGAATCGAAATCTCCTTCTGACTTAACTCTAATGTTAGCTGCTTGTATATCAAGATCACCAACGATCTTCATCTTCATGTCACCGCCAACTGCCAAAGTTGTATCCGTGGCAACACCTATTGATAAGTTATTTCTAACTTCAACTGTTGCGTTATTCTCAACTGCAATATTAGCATCTGTTCTGACGTAGATATTCGCGTTTCCCTCAACAGTCAAATTGCACTCACCCTTAACACTAATACAGCCGTTGCGCTCCATAACAACAAAGTTGTCACCAACGATATAATTTACCTGCGTGCCGTTAGGATCTACTTCTTGAAATGTTCCAGATCTATGGAAAGTATGAATGCGCTCTTGTCCTGGCGTATCATCAAACTCTTGTACATGCCCAGATTCTGTTTCGAATACTTTGTTATATGGATACTTTGCACCAAATGGTGCTTCTGGTTGATCCCAGTTTCCTTGACCTAATGCCTTAGGAATTTGCTTAACTCTAGTGTTATCTTTCTTCTTAACAATTGTACCTTCAATAACACCGCGAGCCAATCTGTTTGTATCTGGTTCTCCCATATACTCACTTAGAGGATACTTGCTGTTTGGATCTCTAAATCCATAAAGAGCAGCGCCAGAGTTTATACTTTGCTCAGATGGTCTTGGAGTAGAAGAATCTCCATCTTGTGGTGGTTGCGAAGTTGGTGGACCAGCATCTTTTTCTTCGCTGCCAGTTCCAGGCAAACCGTAAAAATACTCATAGTAGTTTTGCTTTAACGCTGCAATATCTGGTGTATTTACACCAACTGCTTTTTTAGCTGCAAGAAAATAACTTGGGTGTTCATTTGGTGATACACCTTTAACTCGATCTTTGATATACAAAGCTGCAACCAAAGCAGAAACATTTATATCAGCATCAAGAGAATCTGGATTGTTAACAATGTCAATATTTAATCCAGTTTGATTAGCAAGTTTCTGATACTTCTCATAATTAGCGCGACCAGTTAACTGAATAAATCCACGACCAAAATACTTACCGCCATCAGCATCTGTTTTATTGCCAAGGAAATTTTTACCACGTTTGGTTGGACCATATGCCCATGAGAAAAACTCTTCTCTCGTCACACCCTTCTTAGTGGCGTTGCCATACTTTTGCACGTCTTCATCAGTTGCAAAAGAATAGACCTGTTTGAGTCGTGCCTCGCTATAATTAAAACTCTCCAACTGTGGGATCCATCGAGATTCACCACCAGCAATACCAAGCAGTGCACACTTTTGTTCTTTAGTTGTCAAACCAACTTTATCACAAGCTGCAATAAGTGCTTTAATACCATCAGTAGACTTCGCTGGCTGCGGAGATGATTTTGGTGGAGGAACAGTCGGTATTGATGAATTTGACGATGCAGCAGAATTTGGTGTATCTGAAGAACCAGTTGTTATTGGTGTTCCGCTACCAGAAACAACAGGGTTACCAGAACCGTCAACTAATATACCAGTTTGGGCTACACTTTGTCTGACTGCATCTAGGTTACTAGGAACTGCCTCAAATGTAATAATATTTTCCACATAATTAGATACTACGCTACTAATTGTAATTTCAGTACCGCTATTAATAGAAACAATAAATGTTTCTTTAGCAATATCATGGCCAAACACTTTCATGTTGGCTTTTAAATCTTTTGTTAGATCATTTCGACCACTCTCAGGATCATAAAATGTTAGTTTATTACCACTAACTGGTCCAGGAATAGTTCTAAGTTTAAGATTGGAAAGTTTTGTAGATCCAGTTAGTGGAGCATTACCGTCTAACTCAATAATGCCTGGAGGTGTAGCAATACCACCTAAAGTGCCAAGCATAATTGGCTGCTGCATATCGTCATCAGCAAAAAATACAATAACTGATGTTCCTTCAACTGGACCAATTGGTGTATGACCAATACCGTTCATAGCAGCAGAAATAACTGGCTGCATTGGATATGACCATGGCAGGTCATCTGTTGGTAATTGATTTTTGTCGTGTGTATGAACGCCAACTATTCTTACTTGGCAGCGTCCAAGACTTAACGGATCAATTCTGTTCTCAACTACACCTGTGTATAATTTCATTTTGCATTTCTATTCAAGTTTATGTTTAATGACTCTCTAATTAACTCAATACTACATTCATGTTTTTCTTTAGTCACGGTATGATTTATAGCTGCAATAAGATAGGTGCCAGAATATAGTTTGTCTTTTGTATCTATATCTTCTTTAGTTAATGGCTCTATTCTTGTTAATTGCAAATTAACTTTCTTGCCAACTGTATAGTCCCATCTTCCAGGAACTACAATCTCTACTTTAAAACTTTCTGCCTGCTTCAGAAGAGAAATTCTTTTCTGTATAGAGTTGTTATTTGTAACATCACCGTATCCACTAAAACTACCATAGTATCTAAATGATCTTAGTAAAGTAGAATCTCCTCGTCTCGTTTGCTTATTCGAGATAACTGGATAAAAGTTCATATGTTTATTTTCATCGTAACCTTTTAACATATCAAATGTTTTGACAGAATACTGCTTTTTAGTGAAGTCGTACATAATTAAGTTAGATGCCTGCATACCACTTCTAATTCTATCCATGTAGTCGAAAGTCTGAGGAATTCTTATCTGTTGTATACGTCTAAAATCCTCATCAATATTCTTAATACTTCCGCCACCGCCACGCTGGTTATCTCTTGCATATTTGTCATTGACAAAGGTTTGTAATATCTCTGGTGTATACATTGTGTCCAAAGATATAAAATTTAAACCTTCTCTATTTTCAAAGAATAAAAATGTTGGAGAATTATTCCTATTGACTGCAGTAGAGCACAAATAGTTTAGATTTTGAACGGGACTCCAAAAGTTTGATATGTATTTTGTTGAATTTGAAGTAGGCTCAACTATAACACTCTTATCAGTTTCTAAACCAACGGTAGGTTCATTTAGTATTTGTGTAGCAATCTCTGATACTTTACCTGAGAACGGTCTGCTTATTTTCTTATTAAGATCAATCACTGACTCTCTAGAAATAATGTGCAGTTGGTAAACTACGCTCTTATCACCCAACGTATCACGATCAGACATTTTATAAATGAAGAATTGACCCTTCAATCTTTTATTTAAAGAAGGTGTTGCTATTTCCAAATTAACGATCTCTTCTCCAACTAAAGGAAACAAGTTTGCAAAATCTAGAGATTCACGGACAATTATGCTGCCTGTGATAAATGGACTGAACATGTCTTCAAAAATCTGCACATTTAATATCTGCGGGATTATATTGTGATATGTTCCGTTTTGTGATACTATCTCTGCTTTTCTAATAGAGACGTCACCAGCAAACGTAATTACTTCATCTTTTAACATTATAATAGTTCTTCAAATTCTTGTAAAACTTTATTCAATAGTTCTTTTGGAAGAAGTTTAATTCTTCGTTTAGATTCGTTAATTGATCTTTCGTGATCCCAGTTTGAAATCGGATAACGAAGATCGTTATCAGTAACCTGTGGTGGATCTACAATATCTTCAACAGAATTCTCAGCTACTAACTGTCTGCCGAATTCATCAAGTAAAACTCCAGAGTTATCTTCTTTCTTAAATTTCACTTCGTAAGAAATTTGTGGGTATTGGCTCGGGTCAAAAAGAACTAAACCATCTGAACGCTCATAGTGATGAATTGTAAATTTTGCAATTATATTTTCCGCTTCACGAAGATCATCGTTCATATCTTCAGTATAGTTACCATACTTCTGATAAACATACTGCTCTAACTCTAATTCTGAAAGAGGGAAATCGTTAATGTAATCATAATTCTCATTCATTAACATAACTACCCAGTGGTATTGTGGAGTACCATAGACTTTCTCAGAAATTATTTCTGGGGTATCTCCATCCTGAATATCATACTCATCATAAACAGTTACATTGGCTAGAATATCTCTACGAAATCTTATGTTTCTTGTAATATCTTTAACCGCTGTTAATGACTTCTCTCCATTTATATCAAACTCATAGAAAAATGTTGGAAAATCTTTGAAATACATTATAGACCCTCCTCAACAAGTTCTTTGGTGAGAATCTGGAGTTCTCTAAATGTTAACTGAATATTAATCTGCGTTGGCATACCACCACCTGTTCTTGACTGAGCAAATGTGTTAAATGCACCGTTAGGTGTATAGTTAACACTCATCTCGGTAAGAACACAAGATGTGTGTCGATGAAGGTTTTCGTTTTCCTGTCCATTGGTGTAATAAACAATGTCAAACTCAGAAGGATAAACGAAAATAAATTCACCACTTCCTTTGTATTCTGGATGCATGTGAAACTTAAATTGTTGTATAATATTTTGAACATTCTTGGCTTCATCTTCATTTCTTGGGAAAAATTGATACTCGAATGTAAATGTTCTAAAATCAACACCCTTAAATACTTGTTCTTTCTTCGGGTTTGGTGCCAAACCAGTAGCGGCAGAAACAGCGCCAGCCTGTGCTACTTTTTGTAGAGCGATGGCAGCTCCAGCTTCTAATGCCTTTTCGCCACCTGCTCTAGCAGCATCTGCTAGTTTGTTTTTACCTTGAACCGCTTTGACAATTTCAGCAGCAGCTGCGAATTCAAATGTGTCCTCTTCACTATAAGTTACACCGTAACGTGTTTGTAACTGATTTGGGATGTGCAGGGCAATAGCAGTCTTTAATCTTTTTTGAGCTCTCGTTCCTCCCAATCCTGCAGCAGCGATAGCGCCAAATCCAACTGCGTTAGCTGCGCCAGCCATAACAGCACCCTTCCCTGCGCCAAAAATACTACCACTTAATAATCCTCCGCCAAGAGCACCTTTAATTGCACCTACTGATGTCGCAGCACCAGCTACTTCTTTAAAACTTAAATTACTCGCTACAATTGATCCTCTACGACGAGTCGTCTGATCGAAATCATCGATAAAATCTGTATCTTTAGTATTTGATGCAAGTTTAGAATCAACAGCAACATTGATATA